AGAACCGAAAGCCGGTAAACAGGAAGATAGACCCGCTGTGCAAAGAGTCGCTTCCGCCAGCCCTGCTGGTCGGCAACAAACACAAGGCAACAAGCGTGGTGTTAAGTTCACTCAGTCAGAACTTCAGCGCCTCCGTGGTTTGAAGCCACACAATATGTCCGAGGAAGCTTGGCTTAAACGTGTAGCATCAGAAAAGCAAAAAATTGCTCAAAGGGAGGCAAGATAATGACAGACACAGCTAAAACCCGCGCTTCGCGTGATTCCGAGACACACGATAAAAAGGCTCGACGTAGACCGTGGCGACCAGTTCGCAAGCTGGAAACTCCGCCCTCACCTCCCGGTTACACCTATAGGTGGATCCGAGAATCAATGTTAGGCGCGGAAGATCGAGCAAACGTAAGTCGAAGGTTAAGGGAAGGTTGGGAGCTGGTAACAGCATCAGACTTACCTCCAGAGTGGGAGCTTCCCACAATGGATTCCGGTAGACACGCTGGCGTCATTTACAATGAAGGATTATTGCTGGCGAAAATTCCAGATGAAACGATTGAAGAGCGGAATGCTTATTATAACGATAAGAACCAAGCGGCTCGGGACGCATTAGATAACACAATGTTTAACGAAACCCGCAGCGATTCACGTTACGTCAAGTATGACCCCCAGCGAGACTCCTCCGTAACATTTGGCAGACGATAAGTCTAAAGGAGAAGAACAATGGCTAACAAAGACGCAGCCTTTGGTTTACGCCCCGTCCGTATGATGGGTGGTGCTCCCTATTCTGGTGGCCAAAGTCGATACCGTATTGCTTCTGGTTTGAGCGGCAAGATTTTCCAAGGAGATCTTGTTAAGCAAGTAACCGGAGGCGGTATCGAACGAGCCGCAGCTAGTAGCACTGTCCCCGTAGTCGGGGTTTTTAACGGGTGTCAATATACAGACCCCACATCCGGTGAGCAGGTTTTTTCTAACTACTACCCCGGTTCAATCGCGGCATCAGACATCATTGCTTTCATCATAGACGATCCCATGACCGTCTTTGCTGTTCAAGCGGATGCAGCTTTCCCAGTAGCAGACTTGTTTGGCAATTTTGATATTGTTGACCAAGCCACCACTGGCGATACAGCTTCTGGCCGATCAAATGTGGAACTTGATGTGACCACTGGCGCAACGGCAACAACTTTGCCGTTGAAAGCTTTGGACATTTCTCAAGATCCTGACAACGATGATGTAGCAAGTGCTAACACCAACGTGCTTGTGGTTATTCAAAACCACATTGCTGGTGTTAAATCTGCTGGTCTAGCATAAGGAGACTGACTAATGGCAATTTCAAGAGCGCAATTAGCCAAGGAATTGGAACCGGGTTTAAACAGCCTTTTTGGTATGTCGTATGATTCATACGACCGAGAGTACGAAGAAATCTACGCAATCGAAGATTCTCAACGTGCCTTTGAAGAAGAGGTGTTAATTACTGGTTTTGGTTCGGCACCAACAAAAACTGAAGGTCAGGGCGTTGTTTTTGACAATGCTTCTGAGTCTTACTCTGCTCGCTATACGCATGAAACAATTGCGTTAGCATTCGCGTTTGATAATATCCGTGGACGCGCTGCGTAGGAATACGCAGGACATAAGATGGTGAATTCAGGGAACATCTCACGAAGACAATCCTGAGCGAAGCCTCGAAAGAGGAACGTGCAACGACTATCCCGAAAGGGAGTACACTCAAGCGAGTGGAAGCGCCATCCAACCAGAACGGTTGAAGATATAGTCTGATCTGCATGGCGACATGCAGCGGTTCTGAAAAGAACGGGGTCAAATTAGCGACTTGGCCTGAACAAAAAAGTCATTAAAACAATGACTTATGGACGGATGAAGCAGTAGAAGACAATTTGTATGACTCACTCGGTAAGCGATATGTGAAAGCACTTGCTCGCTCAATGTCAAATACTAAGGAAGTTAAAGGCGCTGATGTGCTGAATAACGCTTTCTCTGGTACTTACACTGGCGGTGACGGCGTATCATTGATCAACACAGCTCACCCTCTGGCTGGTGGCGGTAACGCTGCTAACCGGGCAGTAACGATGGCTGACCTCAATGAAACTTCACTTGAAGATGCTTTGATCGACATCAGCACTTTCACCGATGATCGAGGACTGACCATTTCGGTTCAGGCGACTAAGCTAGTCGTTCCTCCACAATTGGTATTCGTTGCGGACAGAATCTTGAATTCTGACAAGCGATCTGGGACTGCTGATAATGATGTTAACGCGATCCGAAACACTGGCGTTCTGCCCGGTGGTTACACTGTTAACCACTATCTGAACGACCCAGATGCTTTCTTCCTGTTGACTTCTGTTACAGACCAAGGCGAAGGTCTCAAGATGTTCCAGCGTACTTCGATGGAAACTTCTATGGAACCAGACTTCACCACCGGAAACATCCGATACAAGGCGCGAGAGCGTTATTCATTCGGTTGGTCCGATTGGCGAGGCATTTACGGCTCACAAGGAGCCTAAAGAGAAAGGGGCCGAAAGGCCCTTTTTTTTGTCTCGATATTGCCCTAGAATGTTGGTCAACTGAGAAAAACAGCCCTAACGACCGGCTCAGCGGACGTTACGAAGACATTAGGGCGAATCCTTTCGTAAGAGGTGAATACCATGGCACAAACTACTTTTTCTGGTCCCGTTAGATCTTTAGCTGGTTTTATCACTGCAGGCGTAAACAGCACAGTCAGCCTTGCCGCAGACACTACGCTCACCGTAGCTGCTCATGCTGGCAAAATCATTTTGCTGAACGATGCAGACGGCAAGTTTACTTTGCCATCTATCAACGTGAATACCCCCACTGACCCAACGGCCCCTAGCCAAGACAACAACACTGGCGCTTCGTTTTTCTTTTATGTAGAAACCGCAGCGACTGATCTTGATATCTTGACTGACGGCACTGACAAGTTTGTTGGCGCGGCAATGGTTGCCGTAGATGATGGCGCTAAAAAAGCGTTTATTCCTGCAGCATCTAACGATGTCATCACTTTAAATGGATCAACTAAGGGCGGAATTGTCGGTAGTGTTATCAGGATTACTGCTATTGACGATGCAACGTACTTGGTTCATGACTCTTTATTGTTAGGTTCAGGAACGATTGTTACGCCTTTCGCTGACGCTTAATCGCTATAACTCAGGAGAGTAATAATGGCTGATGCAGTCACGTCACAAACCATTCAGGACGGCGAGCGCAAAGCTGTCCTGAAGTTTACAAATATTTCGGACGGCACCGGAGAGGCTAATGTGGTCAAGGTGGATGTATCTGCCCTGACTGCAAATAGCGCCGGTAAATCTTGCTCTAAAGTCACAGTTGCGAAAATCTGGTGGCAGTGTGTAGGCATGGGCGTTGAGCTGTTGTGCGATGCCACCGCAAACACGTTGATTATCGGCCTATCGCCCGACAGCAATGGTTTCCATGATTATTCTGATTTCACCGGCATTCCAAACAATGCTGGTGCTGGTGTAACGGGCGATATCTTGTTCACCACTATCGGGGCAAGCAGTACCGACACTTACACGGTTATCTTGGAACTTGTAAAAGAGTACGCCTAGTATGGCTACGACCAAGGACACAAAGAGAACGGAGTCTGGCCGCGTATCATATCGCGGCGAGTCTTTCTCCGGCTTTAATAAACCTAAAAGGACTTCTGGCGGCAATAAGAAGTTCGCGGTTCTTGCTCGTCAAGGCGATCAAGTTAAGCTGGTTCGTTTCGGTGATCCAAACATGACAATCAAAAAAAACATACCAGAACGAAGAGCCAGTTTTCGTGCTCGCCATAAGTGCTCAACGGCGAAGGACAAACTCACGCCTCGATACTGGTCTTGCAAGGCATGGTGATATAAATGGCAGAACCAACTGATTTAAGCCGCGCTCAAGACGAATACGGAAGTTCAGCTTCCCCTTATGCCTCGTTGAGTGATTACTTGATGCAGCAACCGGTTTATGACCGTGGCCCGAGAGAGGCTCCTGCTACTCCAACAATGCGCCAGCTTGAAGGCCCTTCGACAGACGAGCTTCTTGCTGATCAATATAGCAAGATTATGGCGGAGCAAAAGGCTGCGGACGAAGCTGCCTCCACTGCTCGTCAGACGGAAATCGACAACCTCCAAAACCTTTTAAGAGAAGAGATATCAACCTCTGCTGACGCTGCATCATCTCAGCGATCAGATATGACGACCGCTCTTGAGAACCGTATCAAAGAACTTCAAGCCGGTGTCGATACTGAAACCGCAGCTTTACGCCAGCAGGGTCTTGACGAAAGATCTGCAATCTCAGCAGAGCAGCAGCGCATCTCTGATATGGTTCAAGCAAACATGGATCAGACCGCTGCTGACTTGGCGGCTCAAGAAGAGCGAGTCAAGACCGCGCAATCAGCCGCCATTGGCAGCTTAGAGGACAAGCAAGGCTCCTTAATCGGAGACATAAACACCAGAATCGGAGAGCTTGGCGCTTCTTTAAACGATACCACGGCTCAAATTAACACTGAGCTTGACGCTCGTGATGCTGCGCTTACTGGTGCTCAAAAAAGTGCGGCGGAAGCTGTTCAGCAGCAAATTGATGCGGTAAAAGGCGATTTAGCCACAATTCAAGGCGATATTCAGACGGAAAACGCTGCTCAACTGCAGGCTTTGCGCGGCGAACGAGAAACCTTAATCGGGAACATTGAGGCCAATGTAGAGACTCTTAAAGACAATATCGCCGGTCTTCCAATCGATGATTTGCAGTCTCAAATTGAAAGCTTGCGCGGCGAAGCAGAGACACTTAAAGGCACTGCCAGCGAAGAAAGAAAAGATTTGTTTTCGCAAATGGAAGCTCTTCGTGACGGCGCTTTAACCAACGATCAGGTTAACACTTCTATTGCGCAAGCTCTGGAAGCTGGAACCTTATCACCGGATCAAATCAACACAGCGATTGATGCGCTAAAAACTGATGTAGAAGGCAAGATCGGTGGTCTAGCTTCGATGGAAAGTTTAAACCAACTCCAAGAAACTGTGGCTGGTGCCGCGACTGCAAGCACTCAACTAGGCGTTGACATTGAGACGATGCAAAAGGCTTTGGACGGAACTGCGACGAAAGAAGAGCTTGCCGCCATTCAAGAGTCGTTGACCGGCGCTACAGGAGATTTCGACACTCGGTTTTCAGAGCTTCAAAAGCAAATGCTTAACCCTGATGACATCGCTAAACAACGTGCCGATGCTATTGCCGCTGCAATGGACCCGCTTGCGGCTCAACGCCAAGAAGCTATTGCTGCAGCAATGAACCCGATTGAGGCTCAGCGACAAGAAGCGATCACTGGCGCAATTAACCCTATTCAGGCTCAGATAGAGGAGTTGAGAGGCAGTATTCCTGCCCAGCAAAACATTGACATTGACGCTCTGAGGCAGTCGATTATCGATGAGTTAAAGACTCAAACACCCGCTCCCGGTGGCGGCAGCACTGGTGGCGGAAACGTAGATGTTGGGCCTATTGCGGTTGAACCGGGATTCAGCGGGACGCCGATTGACAACTTTATGGGCGGAAACATTCCAACCGGATATATCGACGTTGGCCCTTCAGCTTCAGAGGCGGCTGGTTTCAACCCTGCTGGCGGAGGCAATCAAAGCGCTGCCGTAGCCGCACAATTACCAAAAGCGTCAGGCTCAAAAATTAAAGTCGGCAACATGCCCGGCGGCGGAGTTGGTTCAGGGTATGTAAAGACTGGCGCTCCTGCGTACAGTCAATCAGGATTTCTTGCAGGAGAGATACCTCCTGACGGGAGCTTTTCAGGACCATTTCAAGTTACGCAACCCCCAGCTCTGCAAGCGGCTCCTAAGTTTTCATACGCAGGTTCTCGAAGGAGGCGGTAGCTGTGAAATCTTCTGCCCCTAAGAATGTAGCCAACCCGAGCCTTTACGCCAAAGCAAAAGCTAAGGCCAAGAGCAAGTTTGACGTTTACCCGTCAGCATACGCAAATGCGTACATGGTCAAGGAATACAAGAAGATGGGCGGCACTTACAAGACCCCGAAGAAAATGAACAAGGGCGGCGCGGTTTTTATAAAGCCAAAAGGCTGTGGTGCTGTTATGGAATCTAAACGTAAAATGGTAAAAGTGCCTCGTGGCTAAGACCGGACTAGACAAATGGTTTGGCGAAAATTGGGTTGATATTGGCGCTAAAAAGAAGGACGGAAAGCTTCAGGAATGTGGCCGAAAAAGCGCATCAAAAAAAAGTGGCAGGTCATACCCAAAGTGCGTTCCGGCAGCAAAAGCGGCCAGCATGACGGAAAGCCAAAAGAAAAGTGCGGTAGCCAGAAAAAGGTCTAAGCGGCAAGGCGTAGGCGGCAAGCCTACAATGGTTAAAACTTTCGCCGCAAAAGGCGGATCAATCAACAAGAAACCGGGTAACTCTGGGTTATT